TTTACGCTCTTTTGGCTTTAGATATGAATAGCCTTCATCAAGCTGCTGTTGATCAACATTTTTACGAGACTTCGGAAGATTAACTAGCTCTTGAACCTCGTCACGTATTGGTACTAACATCTCATACGTCTGTTTAGCAGTAACATGTGCTGCTGTAATTCTAGTCAACTCATTATATAACGAATATTCTTCAGGATAGTTATCTATCGCTGCGTCGACTTCTGCAAGAAAACCATTGGTTTTACGTTGCGTAAGCTCAGTAGGCGAAACTACAGTTTTCTTGTTATCATCATCTTCTGCTTGAGCCTTCTTTTTGAGAGACTCTTCGCGAAGTTTATCGACAAAATTAGCGATAGATCGTTCGTAGTTATATTTAATAGGAAACGGTTTATTACGTTCCGCCCAAAGAATACCAGCTGGAATATGTGCAAACATATAGTACATATATTCAGGTGCACCTAATAATAACTTAGACTCGTCCTTATAATTAGCACGAATATAATTACGAACAACACCAGCAAGATCTTTACGTTCTACTTCTAAACGAAAATAAGCTTCCCACTGATGCCAATCATCGGTATCAGGTGCACCAGCGATACCAAACCGACGTCGACTTGAAACAGCTGTTGTTTTTTTCTTAGGTTTACGTTTAAGCAGATTTGCGGATCTAGCCATGTATATCTCCTATTTGATCCTATAATCTTACCACAAATTAAATTAAATGTAAACTAGATAGCTATACCTTTGGTATTTTTCATATCTGAATCTTCATCAATTTCTTTTTGTGTGGTGCATCTCCACCCAATAGGAATTACATCTGCATCTTCCGGAAGATCTGCCTTCCAGTCTAAGATTGCAGAAATTGCTATGGGAATTTTGTAATATTCACCATGCTCTTGACATTCTTCTAGTGTGTCATGTTGTGTCTCAGACTCTGTCCAATATAAAATTGACTCTGGTTGAGCCGGAGATGCTAGCATGACTATAACAAAAAAGGGACCTAGTATATCCATTAATACCTCCTATGAGGCCATGGCAAATTCCACGGCCTTTTCGGCGGCTTTGATTTTCCGAAGTTGATTTTGGCCAAACCATTGGCTATGCAGACGATTATCAGCATTTCTACCTTGAACATGATCTGTCACATAAGTAACAGAGTTAAATGCTTGCCACCAAGTTCCTTCGGCAAATTCCGCGCCAGGTTGGGACTCTAACACATCGTGGCAAAGTAATGCATTACGAGAGAGATCTTCGAGACTCTTTACATTATTATTTATATTAGTTCTAGAGGTGTTAGGAAATACCTCATTATAATATTGAATTAAGCCATCGATTGAATAACGCTTTTCACCAAGGAACTGTGCCATCTCTTTATATTTGGCAAATTTCTCGCTAGCAATACCGAGTGTAGTTTTAACTGACTCAGCATCAAATGCAGTGCGATGGCCAACTTTAACAGCGCGTGCTGCTTGAGAACCAAGAGCAAACGTTAAAGTGTTATTGCAAACTACGCGTATTGGCGTAAACCGAACGTCGATAGTTTTGCCATATACATGTGGATTAGAGAACAGCATATATGAGTCTACTTGATCACCGTCAAAAAGATCAAACGACTCTTTAACTTTAGCTAGTGCCCATACGTATTGACCACCGCGTAACGAACCAGCGGTATGCATTTCCATATCACCAGCCATAACATAATCATTGAAGAAATCAAACGCTTGTTCGTTTTGTACAGGATGCCAATTTTCACCGACATTAGTAAGGATCTTGCCATCGGTCTCACGTACAAGTGATTTCTGACCAGTAGGCATACGCTCACCATTAAACTCTACAAATGACTCAAGCTCTTGAACTTTCCAGTCTACTCCAGCTTTTTGCATCATTTGTGCAGGAGTAAGATCATTGCTAACCTCAGTACCAAGGCCGTGCCATGGCAGTTCACCAGCATATGCCATTGTTTCAACTTCATGTGCCATAATATAATTCCTTTCTTATTCGCCGTAGACCATAAAATCGATCTCATCAGTATCCAACCATTGCTCTAGATATTCATAGATATCAGCCTTTGGACCACTGATTTCACACTCAGGCCAACCGCCGCCTGGGCCTACTTCTCGTAGAACCTTGACAGTGCAAGAGTTTGGGTAATAAGTATAAATCTCAGAGATATCATTTTCGTAAGTAAGATCCGTTACGAATGTGATATTTTCTGATTGATGTACCATAATATATTTCCTTCGTTGATTGTAGGATTATAATACCACTTTTCAATTGATTTGTAAACCCCTAAATTCATTTTTTTTGAATTTTTTTAACCTACAGGACTACATATGCTAACTGAAAATCTAGCACCATCACCTTTAACTTCGTGATATAATCCTCTTGGTACAAACATCATGTCACCAGGAGACATTTCTTGTATGTCTCCATTTCCAAAGTCCCATACAGTGCTACCAATTAAATTAAATACAATTAAATGCATAGCATCGTCGTGCCAACCATAGCCCCTTATGCCTTCACCATCGGCTAAAAATCCAACTATTTGACTTGGATACATTTCTGGAATTTTATCTGATTCGTATTTAAGTAATTTTAAAATTGAATATACAAAATTATAATTCTCTAATCTATGAAATTCATACATTCTTACATTAGGTCTAGCAGTAACATCACCCTCTTTTACAAGATCGATCCACTCGAATATATCCTCTATATTACCATTGACTATGCCGACATTACCATAGAAATGTCTTTTATTGTCTTTGATAAGCTGAGGTATATTCGAGAGATCTAAAATCATTAAATTATTTATTCTTTAAGCATAGCCTGATATTCCTCCTCAGACATCAGCTCATCTAGTTGACTTAGATCGGTTGCCTTCATTTTATAGAACCAACCCTCGCCTTCTGGATCAGCATTTACTAAAGATGGATCGTCGAGGATTGCCGGGTTATAATCAACGATCTCACCACTGATCGGCCAATACACGTCCGATGCGGCTTTCACTGATTCAACAACTGCACAATCTTCGTCTTTCTCTCCAGATGTACCAACGAGAGGCGTTTCAACGAAAATAATATCACCTAACTGCTCTACAGCATATTTGGTAATACCTACGACGAAAACGTCACCCTCAGGGAGTAACCACTCGTGTTCTTTTGTAAAAAGCTTTGTCATAATCCTAACACCAATGAAGGTTTAGCACTTAAGCCTTGAGGATTTTCTCTGCACCAATCGGCGACTTGCTGGAAGTAGAAAGCAGGATCTTCGTATCCCATTTTCTCTAAGTCCTCTGCAGCTTGCTCCATAAAGTTAATCACCTTGCGTAGCTCATGACCATTGTCATTCATAGCTGCACTGTGACGATTACCTTTTCGCTGATTGCTCATACCATCCATTCCTTTTAAGTGTTTCTAAAAAGTTTTTAAATTGGTAATTACTCATCTCTAATTTTTGACCGGGACCACCTTGCCATTGACGCACTGTATATCCAAGCCCATTTGTAGAGACAATATACTTATGGGATATTTTATCATGTACGAAGCGCATTGTAAATCACATCTCTGTATAAAATTTATTCCACTTAGAGCCTTGAGTTAAAAGGCCTTCAGATGCAAGAACTAACTGATAACAAATACGAATAACCTCGTCTTTGCTACGAGCAGACTCAACATCATATACAAGCCTATTATGCCTAGCTTTCTGTCGAACAGTATTTTGCTTAGATTTAGCTATTTCTGCAATAGCGGCTGATTTACAAGAATCAAAAGAAAGCTCTTGCAAAGAATTTACAAAATCAGCGTTCATTATATTTCTCCTCTAATAATGGAAAAAGATATTCAAACAAATCGTCTTGATTTGCTTGATATCGAATGCCAATACCCCCTGCTTGATTCCACCTATCAATATTGCTAGGCTTATCGTCAACTAGAATGTTAGGCATTCCAGTGATAGCAGATGTAGCATACTTGTGCTTATTGGCAGTGAAGATCAGATTTTCAGCTATTGGTGGTTCCCATTGATACTTGTTAAGCCATCTACGTTTCCAATAAGCTGAATTATAGTCATCTCCTCTTAACGGAGAAGAGCAGATGCCCCAATCTCCATCAGTTAAGTTATTAACAAATTTAACTAACTCATGACTGAGACTAACTATACCAACTCCTGAACGAAATTTTTCCTCACGAAATGGCTCAAGTGTATAGAAAAAATCTGTATTCTTTAGAGCATCTAGATATCTTTCTATATTGGTTAAATTTTTCCAATGGGCAGTATCAAACCTTTTTTCTAGCCCACCAAAGAAGTCTGCTAAAACTCCATCCATATCAAGATATACTGTCATTACGCAACTTTCTCTTCTACGATTTCATATTCATATTGCCACCAATTTTCATATGCCCTATCCAAAATTTCGATATATGACATTGCCTTTTCTTTTGAAGGAAATGTCTCAGAGAGCTGAAAGCTATTACCATACTTCATGTTGGTAAAGTTAATTTTAAATACTGTCATCCTTGAATTACCTTTTCTATAATTTTATAATCAAAATCCCAACGTCCATTCAAAAGCTCGTTTGATTTAAGACGTTGAATTTCAGCTTCTGCCTTTACCTTTTGACCGTATAGTTGATCCAAAGGAAACTCTCTCTGATGAGTGATATTTTTACAAAGGATTTGATAGGTTATTATATTCATGATGTCATCCTTGCTCCTGCAAGTGAAGTAGGAACTTTTATCGAAGTAGGTAAATTTGAAGGCTGAGACATTAAAGTAAAGCCGAATGTATCGATGACGTAAAAGAAATCATTTTGATCAACGATAACATCGCCAACTGATGGAGAAGCCATACAATCTAAACGTTCGATTTGGCCTTCTTTGAAGAGATTGCCGATGCGAAAGACGTCTTCTAAGTTTTCTGCTTGAATGTTAGCTACGTGTGTGTAGTAACCAGCATCGAAAGCTTCTGTTGCAAGCTCGTGCATATTTTCAGCGAAATGCATATCAAGCTTAGCTACCTGCTTAGGCACTGAGCCATGGCCTAGATCGTTGACCATGTCAGCCTCTTGATCGGTGAGGCGGATTTGATATAGCTTATATGTCTTCATTAGTAGTTCCTTTTTTATCATACTACTAATATAGGACTTTTCAATTGATTTGTAAACCCCCTAAATGCATTTTTTTTCACTTTTTTTTAATTTTTTTTCAAAGATTGCACATGGGCCCTGTGTACTCGGCAGTTTATAATACCGTTGTAGTATCGATCGTCAAGTAAGACATCTCTATCAAATTGTTCTTTAGCTTCTAGATACCCCATCTCACCTTTTGACTTACAGAAATGTAGTATTTCTCTATAAAAGTTTTCTGGACCATGCTCAAGTAGTAGTTGTTTTACAGTATCAGACGATCCATAATAAGTTTGCCAATCTGATAGTACAGTCTTACGACGTTTTTGTTTCTTGCCTTTAAGAGGAGGTAAAGTCTTTCTTGACCAAAATAACTTCTTTCCGATATACATCATACCTGTTGACTTATCAGTTATAATATAAACAAACCCGACCCAAGATTTTAACTCTTCTTCGGTCGGGTTATATTCTTTTTCTTCAAAGTACCACATAAACAAATCCTATAATTATTACAAGATTTATTTATTCTTCTTCATCACCATCTATTTGTGCTGCTGGTCCTTCAGTTCCGCACAATGGACAATAGAGAGTTGGAAGGCCGCTTTCCTCTGCGATCACATAAGTTTCTTCCTCGCACATATCACATTCTATTGCATAGGTACATTTGGTCATGCGGCTTGTTCCTCCCAACCCCAATCACCTTCCATACCATTAACAGAATATTCTGTAACACGTTTCTCAAAGAAGTTATCATGTGATGCACCGTTTAACACCCAGTCTAACCATGGTAATGGGTTGTCTTTTTGTTTGAATTTAGTTTTTAGTCCAAGCTGTAGAAGCCTACGGTCTGCCACATATCGAATATATGCCTTAACCTCTTCCTTTGTAATACCTTGAACATCATTATTCTTAAATGCAAGTTCTACAAATTTGTCTTCAAGCTTTACTGCCTGCTTTGACATCTCATAGATCTGTGACTTTAGTTCATCGTTAACAATCCGTGGATGCTCTTCACAAAACTCACGGAATAGTTTAGCATTACCTTGAACGTGCAGCGTCTCATCACGGATAGACCATTCAACGATCGTGCCCATGCCTTTCATCTTACCAAACCTTTGGAAGTTTAACAGCATAACAAATGAGGCAAACAATGACATACCTTCGTTGAATACCGATTGTGCCAATGCTAACGCAAGACCAGTATGATTATTGATATTACCCTGTGACATAAAATCAATCTTATCAGCCATTTCTTTATATTCTAGAAAGGCGTGATACTCTTCATCTGGTAAACCAAGCGTGTCATTCAGAAGCGCGTACGCCCGCTGGTGCACGCCCTCGCGCGACGCGAAAGAGGATAACATGTTACGAATTTCATTATTCTTAAATTTAGGAATCAATAGCTCATGATAGTTTTCACCAACCTGTACATCTGATTGGGTGAACAATCGTAATACCTGAGTAATAAATTCTTTCTCTTCGGCGGTAAGCTTAGTCTTCCAGTCTTGGACATCTTCTGATAATTCAGCCTCGTCTTCTATCCAATGGATTTCCTCATGCTTCTTCACCATCTCCACTGCCCACGGGTACAGAAATGGTTTGTACGTTTTGCTTACCTGTAATAGTGACATTCTTTTCCTCTTTAGTTTTTGGATTATACCAACCGAAATCGCATTCGGC